AAATTCCATCTTTAGGTAAATTTAAAGTATAAACATCACCATTAGGAACATCTCCAATAAATAAATCTATTCCATCATTCGATACTAACGATAAAGATCCTGCTCCTGTTCCATCAGAAGCGATTGAAATACCTTTTAATCTAATTGGAGGTTCAACAACGTTTTGAAGAACAGTTATTGCTGCTCCAGTTAAATGGGTTGCCGCAGTTGTTCCATTTGCCCCTCTTGTGCATCCTGAAAGAGTATTAGCAGCATTACCTGTATAAGTAATAACTTCACTATCAATAATCACTGTTCCACTAGCTGGAAAACCAGATGAATCAGTAACATCAATTTCAGTTTCAGTAGCATCAAGGGCTTCAGCAGTCGTGTTTGCTAAAGTAGTCAGCGTTGATCTAGTCGCTTGTATGTCTGCTTTAAAACTCATTTTTTTCTCCTTAGTTTGTGGCTCCCGAAGGAGCCACTAATTATTTATTATTGATCTGCAAATGCAGGAGCAGAAGCACCTGTCATGTAGCCCCAAATATACCAATTAACGCTGTCTTTAGCTAGAATATTAATTTCCATTAAGCCTTGAGCAGTTAAAGTTAATTTAGAGTTTGAGCTACCATTTGCATATACTGCAACGTTATCAGCATTAGTGTCTAAATGAGTTACACCACCAATAAAGAAATTTGTATCTGAACCAGTAGTTATAATTCCATTTTGTACATCTTGTGCTGCTCCACCGTAAACAATTTTATAATATAAACCTGCTTCTGGTGTAGGAAGCGTAAAAGATGTAGCAGTTGTTAAATTAGGCATTACTAAAGTTCTACCAGCATATGTAGTTGCTGTAAGAGTAGTATTTGCATCTGGTAATGCAACTGGAGTTGCAAGTAAACCTGTGCTACCTAATGTAAAGTTAGTTGTAAAAGCTCCAGTAGATGTGTTTTTAGTTACATCGATAAAACCGTTTTCCGATCTAACTGGACCTGTAAAAGTAGTATTAGCCATAATTATTCTCCTAATTTATTTAATGTAGTCTTTAGGCCGTCCGCTGAATTCGGTCTACACTAAAAGTTATATTCAGTATTTATATTATACACAAAAAAAGGGCGGTCATAAAGACCGCCCTTCAAGATTTAGTAACCGATTAACGATTAACTAGTTGGTAAGTTCCCGTTACCAAAAATACATCTTGGATCTGAGAATCCGAAAGAGTATCTTTCTCTAGCTTTAAATCTAACGTTACCAGTGTCAAAGTCACCTTCTAAAGCAGTCTTAATTGGGCTTCTTTCGAAGTGTTTAAGACCATTAGGGACATCTGTTAACAAGAAGAATGAATCAGTGTCAGTTAAAAAGTTATTAACTCTGTAACCTTCTGGAACCATTCCCATGTTTACGATAGCGTTGATGTCGTTATCAGCAGTACCTGTTCTAAGAGTTGATTTCATCAATCTTTCAGCAGTAAATTGTAATTCTTTTGGAATTATCATTTTTCTACCGTTAAGAGCGATTTTTAATCCTCTCTCATCAACGAAACCTTGGATATCAATTAGAGCTTGCTCTAATGAAGTTTCGTTTAGGTCAGCTGCAGTTGCCAATACGTTTGAGAACGTTCCACCATTTGATAATGGGTGATTGTTCGCAATTAAAGGCACACCGTCACCACCTGTTACAGCAGTGAATTGTGCTTGGTTAAGCACTTGTGCAGCTTTTACCTGCTTCGTGTTTGACATAGATCTTGCTAAAGCTCTTGTGTATCTTTGAGCAAGTCTGTCATATAGGTTATCTTCGATCGCTTCTTCAGTGATTGAGAATGCTAAAGCGATTGTTTCGTGTGTGTATCTAGCAGTATATGCTTCGTTTGCTTGATCGAACACAACTGATGCACCTTCTTGTTTTGTTGGTGCTCCAGCGAAACCACTTAACATTACTTCTTCTTCAAAAGCTCTGTCAGATGATTCAGTAGTAAAGATTTCAGCATGCTGATTATCATATCTACTGTACTCCAGGCCGAATAAGGCATTCAAACCTGGCTCTAACTCTTTAGTTAGCTGTTGTCTTGATATAGCCATTGTCTATTCTCCTTATTAGATACCTGTACCATCACGGTAAAAGTGTTTGTTTATTCTAACTAGAACGTTTGCGTTAGCTGAACTAGTATCACTGTTATTAGGGTCTTGAGAAATGTCAATTGCCTGAATCACGAATGATGCGTTAGTTCCAGAAGCTCCAACATCAAGTTGTACTTCTGAGATTCCAGTTTTGGTATTCCCTGTTCCGTTTGTAACTGAATAGTTTTGGAACAAATCTGCTCTTGCAAAAGTCGCATCAGCATCCATTAAGAAAACAGCGTCTGGATCATCCACTACAAATGCTGTAATGTCTGAAGCAGCTACGCCGCCTGGATAATAGTTGCTAAAAGTCGGCTTTTGAGTAGTCGGATCTGTATAAAAACATCCGTTAAAAACACCCACAACAGAAGTTGAGTTACCAGCTGTATGTCTTTCTACGTTACCACCAGTTACTGGTATAACCAGGTCACCTTGGTAAATCGCAGTTGCATACGAACTAGCAATTGTATATCTGTTTTGAGCACCAACTAGGGGAGTACCATCAAGTTTTCTGTACGGTCTTAGACCGAACTTTTCTACAACGTTTGCCATAGTTTATATTACTCCTATTAGTTTGTTTTTAATTTAAGCCAACCTCTAGTAGTAATAACAAAAAGATTAATTTTTGCGTCCACCACCAAAGGTAACACGTCTTTGTCTATCAATATTGATAGGCATTGACGGGTGTTGTTCCTTCATAAGATCGTTATCAACTCCTTTTAACTGATCTGTTGTAAGTCTTGCGAAATACTCAGATCGCTGTTTTAAGATCTCTGTCGGTATCCTTGCCAACACAAGGCCTCCAATTCCAATACAACCATTGTATTTACCTTCGGTTATTTGAGGGTATTTATGAATATCGGGATCATTAGTTATCTCCTCTGCTTTCACAAATTCCCACCCTTCTCTAAGTTTCTTAGTTACGTTAGACGTATCTTCGAAACCTTGCACATAGGTTCTAATCCATCTGTGCTCATAACCGTTAGGCGGCTTTGGTGCATCCAAACTGGATGGTAACTGCCAAGTCTTTTTTCTCGTTTGAGAACTTCTATCCTCGGCGTTGCGTGAAGTTCTTTTTATAGTATCGTTCATATTATTGAGCCTCCTTCACATATTTAACGTACTCTTCAAGTGGCACACCTAATCGTTTAGCTATTGCTACCTGTGATTTGGTGAGTGTCACAGTTTTGCGTCCGACCTCTTTTCTTCCAGCAGAAGCAACGGTCTGAACAGGTTTTGCTTTCTGCGTAGCTTCGACAGCTTCAGCAGGCTTTGCAAAGCCTTTCGCTGTCAAAATAGGTTCTAACCTTTTCTCTATTTCATTATAGTATTCGTCTGAGTCAACTTCAATACCCTCTTGGCGTATCTGACCGTCTAGCGCAACAGCATATGCAGTTAACGCAGGATCTTTTTCATAACCAAACCAAGATTTATGTTTATCTTTAAAAGCCATTGCTTTTTCAGACGGAGTAGGTTGTTCTTGTTGAGCTTGTTGAGGTTGTTGTTTCGCTCTTTCTTCTTCCTCTTTTTTAGCTGCTTCTGCAGCTTCGAGAGCAGCTTTTCTTTCCTCAGCTCTAATTCTTGCTTTTTCTTTTTGAACCGCTAATTGAGTTAATTGATCGTTTGCCTGCATAATGGCATCGGTATCATTGTTCTCAATAGCAAGTTTTAAATTATTTTTAACTTGTTCTCTTTGAGCATCAACTCTTGCATCAAATTCTTTTAGATAATTGTCAGATTCAACATTGTATTGTTTTTCAATAGCATCTAACTTTTTTTTCATACCTACAGCCAATTCTTCAGCAGCTTGTTTTTGTCTTTCTGCTTCTTTTTGTCTGAAAGTAAGTTTATCTATTCTTTTGTTTTGAGATTTATATTTTTTATATAAGCTATCAAAATCTTTTTCAGGCATTTCTTCTTTTTCGCCTTCAATTTCTTTAGCTTCTGTTATTAAATCCTGTTTAAGATCCTCAACCTTATTTTCTTCAACTTTGATTTCAGGTTTCTCATCTTTTTTCTCTTCTTCTTCAGAAGTTCCGTGAGCCGTGTACCCTAAATCTACTTCACCAAAGTTTAACTTTGGATCTTCTTTCTTTTCTACATTGTTTGCAGATTCTTTAACCTCAACGGTTAATTCTTCTTGCTTCACATCATCTGTATCGATTTCGATGTCTACTTTTGATTGTTTAACTTCTGCCATCTGTCCTCCTTAAAACATTTTTGCAATATCTTCAGGATTCTGAACGACACCGATTATTTCATCATCATTTAAGATTCTATGTTCACCCCATTTATTTTTAAAACGAGATCCTGCATATCTTCCATACATGACGAATTGACCTTCCTTGCACCACGGGCCAAGGGGAAATTTTTCTTTGTCTCTATAACAAAGATTTCCCATTTTAATTACTAAACCAATAACCGTTGTTGCTTGAATAGTTTCAATGGTTGAATCTGCTAACAGAATTCCACCTTTGGTTCTGGTTTTACCTGCGAAAGGTCTGATAAGTAATCGATAGCCTACGGGCTCTGGAAGTGAAGAAATATATTCTTCTTTTTCTTCTTTGGTTTTTGGAACAATGAAACTATCTTCTTTGTCCGCTATGTTTATATCAGTTTTTGTCATTCTTCATCTCTGAGCAGTTCACTCAAATCCTCTTTTAGCTGGTTAAGTGAACTAATTTGTCCTCGAGAATACTGTAATTTCTCATAATTGTCTATACTTCCATAGATAATTTGTTCACTAACATTGTTTATTTTTTTATCAATGAGACGTTTAATTTCTCTTACGGTTTCTATGTCTAAGGTCATCTAGTTTTTTCCATGATAGGTTAGATAAGAAGCACGCAACACGACTCACGAGTTCCCAAAATGTTTTCATAAGCAGGTAATAAAGATTATTTTGTAAAAAGCAACTACTTCTTACGCATTATTTCAGTTCCCTTAATTCCATACACAGCACCGACTACTGAAATGAATAAAATTTGGAACCACATGGGCATATTTTTAAAATATTCGAAGAAAAGGTCAATTTTAGTTTTAATATCTGGATCGTCCGAGAAAACCGACCAAATTAACAATAATACGGGCGCAGAAACGAGCAAAAGTACGAATTCGTCCTTCCACGAGTTTTGTTGATCAGTTTTTATGAGAGTTTGATATTCAATTTCACCCGCAGCCATTTTTTGTGCGTGTAATCTCTGGGCATCTGACATTAATCTCTTCGATTCTTGTCTGTTTTTGTAAATGTGAGCCCCAGTCTTCACTGCCATACCCAATAGGTTTAACCAAGCCATAAAATTTTTCTCTCCTTCTTTGACACATATATGGTATCATCAGTTTTAAGGGTTTCCAAGCACAGATC